AAATCTTAGTGACGAATCCATTGCAGAGATAAACCAAGACTTAAAAGATTATGTAGACCAAAACATGAATAAGCAAATAGTGCAAGAAGAAACTAGGGTCGAAGGTTTAAGCATTGAAGATGCATCAAATGAGTTAAACGCATTAAAATCAAAGGTATCCTCTAAATTAGTTAATAAATCAGGAAAGCCCGGTTCTCTGGCTTATAGTATATGGGAAGACCAGTACGCTAGACTTTTGGTAAAACTAAAACGTGCGCCAAATATAGATATAGCAAAAACTTTAGCTTTTAAAGAGTTTCAGAGACTTACAAAAGAGAGAAAGGTACTTGATACTGGTATAAGTTCTGATGGTGATGATATTGATATGAACCCATAGAATGCCATGTATAAATCATACAACGAAAAACAAACATTAACACGAGATGACCTAACTAGTAACTCTGAGTTTTACGAAGATGTTACAAATTTTTTACGTGAGCGTAACGGTGTAACAGAACAGTTATCACCAGACGAAGCATTTGATAAATTTATGGAACATATGCGTTACCATAACGTAAACGAAGTCACTGTTCTAAGAGACTTAGAATATGTGCAAAATTCCGACAACGAAAGTAAATTAAATTTTGGCAGTCTAATTGATGCCTTTGATAAGGTAGATGATGGTATCACACTAGCAGGTATAGGTGACTATCTACAAGGCACGTTTACTGCACCGTCTACTTACATAGGATTAGCTACAGGTGGCACAGGAAAACTTGCGTCTATGGCAGGCACACAGGCTGCTAAAATAGGCGTAAGAAAACTAATAGCTGAAGCTAGTAAGAGTGCATTGAAATCTGCAGCTGTAGAGGGGTCAATAGGTTTTGGACAAGGTTTGGGTCAAGAGGTTATTAGAAAAGAAACAGGCTTACAAGAACGAGTCACTGGAGACAGAGCCTTGGCAACAGGCGGTATATCTGCATTAACAGCAGGTGTAATAAACTTTCCTACAGGGATATACCAAGCTAAAAAGGCATCTCGTGCAAATGAGTTGATTGCTCTTAATGAGCTAAAAGCTGCAGAAAAAGCGTCTAAAGCTAGTGAAATAAGTTCGGCTACCATAATAAGAGTAAATGAAAAAGCAGGTGGCGCGAGCAAGATAAGTAAAATTAAAGAAACACTACAAGCCCTTGACCCCGAAAAGGTTAGAAAGGGTAGAAATATAAAAAGAATGTCTAGTATGTCTGATTCTCTAGAAGCAGGTTTGCCTGTAGAGACAATAGAGAACATAACTGCTGCGGCATTGCGTATACAAGATGATGTTTTAGATTTACAACCCAACGAAAGAATTACTAGTGCATTGGCTAGAGCTTTATCCGATGGCAAGTTTGAAAAGCTAGAATCTGTAGAAAAAATATTAGATGAACACAACTTAAACTATGAAACCTTCTCATATCTTTACTTAGCAGAGATATCAGATGCAGGTAGAAAGCTTCAACAACAAGCTCAAGTTTCTCAGGCTTTTAGAACAAAAAAGATAGGCGCAGACCCAGAGCCAGAAGAGCTTGTAACCTATCAAATGAAAAAAAGTGAAGTTGATAGTTTATTAGCTAATGTAGACCAACTTAATGTTGCAGGAAAATCAGCAGTGGATGGTGATGCTGCTAAAGTTTTAACTAAAAATAAAGAAGCTGCGCGAAACTTTTTTCAAGACTTAGATAGGTTGAGACTCGGTGTTATGACATCACAACCTGCCACCACTATGCGTAACAATCTAAACGGTGGATTTAGAGTAGCAGTAGATGCTACAACTAGAACATTTGATAATTTACTAAGTTTACGAAACCCCTTTGATGGTACATTTGACGTAGCCAAGCATGTATTTACACCCTATGAATCTATGGCTGTACAAAAAATATTTAAAGAAACATTCCCCGAAGAAGCATCTAAGTTGTTTAGACAGGCTGCAGACCTAGAAGCAACATACGGCAAAGAAGGCGCATTGGCTGTGTTGGGCAGAAAAGTAAATGTTTTAAACACCATGTCAGATAATATCTGGAAACGTGCAGTTTTATCAGCATCACTAAGCAGACGTATATCTGACAAAAACATAAAGATGACAGACGAATTTAGAGATGATTTATTGAAGAATAAATTAACTTTAACAGGCGGTGCAGACGAAGCTACTAGTGCGATTACAAAAGCTAAAAGTGAAGGCACATACGAGAATCTCTTAAAAGAGTTTGGTTTAGGAAAAACACAAAGAGCATACTTAAACTTTCACGACTTGCTAGAACTAAACAGGCTTGGTGATATAGACGATGGTATATTAAAAAGTTCTATCGAAGATGCCTACGAATTTGTGTATCAAACTAGCTTTAAAGGTGAAAACTTTTTTGGTAAACTAGCAAAAGGCACAATAAAAGCGCATCAGGACATGCCCTTTGTTATATCAAGCTTCATGCCATTTCCCCGATTTGTTGCTAATCAGATTAAATTTATATATCAGCACACACCTTTGTTAGGTTTACTTCCGCTAGATAAACCAATTAAGGATATGCCTACTAATAAGTACATAAGAGAAAAGCTACCTAAACAGATGACAGGTGCTATGATGTTTATGACTGCATATAACTGGAGACTTAAACAGGGTGAAACAACAAACTGGTATGAATTTAAGGATAACAATGACAACATAGTAGATGGCAGACCTGTGTACGGACCTTTCTCATCTTTTGTTTTAGCAGCTGATATAGTGCAAAGGTATCAAAATGGCTCTATGCCTGCAACAATTAGTCCTTATATTAGAGATGCACTGCAAGCTACATTAGGCTCTACCTTTAGAGCAGGAATGGGGCTGTATTCTCTTGATAAATTATACACAGACTTTGAAGGTGGTCAGTTTGGAAAAGCAGGAGCAGAAACTATTGCTAATATAATCAATACATTTACGCTACCTGCGTCTGCTCTTAGAGATGTTTATGCACAGTTTGACACAGATGTTCGTGGTATACCTGAAACTAGAAATGGTGAGTACAACTTTTTAGATGTATTGTGGGCGAGAGGTACACGTTCTCTGCCTAAAAACTTTGCAGGTGAGTTTGAGTCAGGTATGATACTACAAGACGCAACAAGAGCGAGGTCTCCTTTTGAGACTGGAGAGTTAATACAGGTCAATCCTCTTGAAAAACAAATGTTTGGTTTAACTAAACGTAAGCCAAAGAGTCTTTTACTACAAGAGATGTCTAGTGTAGGACTTAGACCTTACGACTTGTACAGAAGAGACAGAGATGAGAGAAGAGATTTGTATATGAGACAAATACTGTCTGAAGCAGGTGGAGAATATAATCTAAATGAAAAACTTGCAGAACTAATAAAAAGTGAGGGATATCAAAACTTAGGCAATGATGCCGATGCTAAAGCTATAAAAAGAGATATGCTAGATTCTGCTGCACAAATTTTGGTTGAAACAGTTAGAGAACTGGCAACACAGAGAATAGAAACAGAAGCCTTTGATACTAGAGCATCTTACACAACCTCTGACAGAGTACGATGGAATAGAATACCTGCTATAGATAAAGCCAGAATAGATGCAGAGTATAGAAGAGAGTACGGTGGAGAATCTGTATCTTCTGATAGAGACATGACTATATACATCGAGGGTGAACCAGTAAATGTCCTACGTTGGGGTATAGAAAGGGCTAAAAGTATAAGTGGCACAAAAGGTATAGGAAACTAATGCTAAATACAAAAGAACAAATGGATTATCTTCAATCTTTGGTGGACTCAGACACTGAAGATACATTTAACAATTATCCTAAAAGAATGTCTCGTGCTGAAGAAGCATTAATAATAGCTCAGAAAACAGAGTTAAAGCCTGAAGGAACATTAGCTCAATTATCGGGGGTGGCAGGAACGGTTGCAGACTTTACTCCAATTATAGGTGAGATAAAAGCTGCATCTGAACTACCCAATGATTTAGCGTATGCTCGTAAACTCGTTGAGTTAGGTTATGATGAAGGTGACTTAAAAAAGATGGGATTAGGTGGCGCATATGCCATGATGTCTGCAATGGGTATATTGCCGGGCATAGCCAGAGTAGGCGCAAAAGTGGCTAAGAAAAGTTTTAAAGAAATAATGGATGAAGAGTTAGCTAAAGACATAAAGCCAGAGACTCCAAAGGTAGATGCACCGCCCAAGGAGTCGCTTCCTTCTGAAACAACAGAAGAGTTTTTAGGCAAGAAAAGAGAGAAGACAACAAATCCAGAGACTGCAAAAAAGCAGTATGGCTTGATGTCTAAGCCTGACAACTAACGGTTATCACCAGAACCGCCTAGCACTCCTCTTGCTCTTCTGTCTTCTAACTTATTAAGATTGTCTTCCATTATCTTACCAAGATTAGAACCCAACTCTTCCGCTAATACAGCCAGATACCAACACACATCGCCAAGCTCTTTGCCTATCTCCTTGCGCTTATCTGGTGTATCTCCCCCATCACGTATTAATTTCTTTACTTTGTTTGCAACCTCTCCTGCTTCACCAGTGAGACCTAGTGCAAGATATTGTACACCTAATTCTTTTGGGAATATAGCTGTCTTACATGCAGACTGCTGATATTCTGTAGCACTTATTGTGCTGATGTTTTTCCATTTCATAAACTGTTTAGCTTCCTTTTCTAAGTTGTTCATCTTTTTTTATCCTCGACAGGTTCTCAAAATACGCAGTATTAAAACCACGTTGCCACTCTTTGAGTTGCATATCTTCCTTGAAGCGAGGGCGAAATTCTGTAAACAGCTTTCTCTTTCCCAACTGTCTATACTTACCGCCCTTTTTAAAAGCTTCATAGCCCCAACTAAATTGTATTTTTAGTGGGGCATCATACCTCTTGAACTTCCTATGCTGCATCCTTATTCTCCTTGAACGCTTTTATAACATCAGATGAAAATAGCTTCTGTAAGTTTAATAGATACATACGTGACGCATTGTGGTCTCCACCAGACACAGACTTTTTATAGTCAAGGTTCTGTATGATACGTCTAAGACTTCTTGTATCAAACACTAGAGTGGCAAAGACTTCATCACCAATACATAGATTGTGAAACCAATAGTCTGACTCGGTAGCATTGATACCACTAGGCTTGCCGTAGCATTCATACTCTATGGCAATGTTGCCAGTTCTCTGCCACACATCTCGCTCACTCTTGACTTCAATCTTTTTGTCTTGCAACATATCAGCCACAAGCTGTTCTCTGACCTTGCCATACTGCAGGTCTATGTCAAATTTCTTTCTATTTTTTGGTGACGGTGCTGTCTTTGTCATTCGATGTCCCTTCATTTTGAGGTTGTGTTGAAGCCAGATATTTCATTAATATATTTAGCTTGCCTTCATACTCTGCAATGCTACTTAACTCCTTATCTATAGTTTGCATTATATCCTGATGCTGTCCTATACCCACGGGGTTCTGAACCAGAACATTTATATTTGCAAGATGCTTATTTATATTACCCATAAGATAGGTTCTTGTTGCATTTAAAAGTAATTCTCTCATTATATTATAACTCCTACTATTACTCCTGACATAAATACAGAAATGTATGTTAGCATTTCTAGTATAAATATTCTAGTGTCTGTATGGTCTATAAACTTAACCATATTTTTAAACGTAAAATATTTCATATAGTAACTCCTTTATGCGCTAATGTCAACTACTTCACACACACCTGCGGTGCATGCCAACTCACGACTGCCTGACGTAGTGTCTTCTTTTTCAAACTCAGATAATGCTCCCCAATCAATACCCTTTGGCATTTTGTTTAACATATCTTTGTACTCCACTTCAGTGCAGTCTTGATAAGGTGCTTGTTTATAGGTATGCTCACTAAAAGGTAGAAAGCTTATACCTGACACCTCGTCAAAGTTTTTGTACACCCAAGAACCTACATCCAACCACTCATGCTCTTTTACAGAGATGGTTACAGATGGCTTGTGTTCACACCAGTATTTCTGATACTTGAGCCATATATTTAATTGTTCTATAGCAGACATGTCCTGCCTAAACACAGCGGTAGATGGTGCTTGCATGGGAAAGCTAAATACTGTAGTGCTTTGTGGCTTCATCACATCAGGCTCAGATGGTATTCCTTGTGCCACCATGAACTGTGTAAGTGGGTCTTTGTTATCGCCACGAACTGTACGTATGTAATGTGGATTGTGTCGCGCATGTATGCCACTCGCACTGTCAACTAATTGACTAACTGTACCACTGGGCTTGACTGTGGTTACAGCAGTAGACTGTGGTATCCCAAGATTTGCTGACACTTTTCTGTTTGTTTCAACGGCAGTCTCACGTAGCCTTGTAAGCAACCCTTCAATATTATTTCCTATTCTAGGACTCTTACCACTTAGTAACGCATTGTCCATAATGCCAGTAAGAGATACACCCAATAATCTCTCTTCTTCTGTATTATCTTTCCATACCTTACGTAGATATTTAAAGTCGGTAAGAGTAGACTGATATGTGCCTAGTATAGTTGCTAGTTTTACTTTCTGTATGAGAGTTTCTTCTGTGTCAGATTCGCGTACAACAACTTCAGTAAGGTTACAGAATTGATAGGGACGTAGTATTATTTCGCTACATGGGTTGCAACCAAACTCTTGTTCTACATCTCGTCTACCATTCTTAGACGCTTGTTTTATAGCAGACTGTCTATTAAATATACCTCTCTCTCCTGACTTACTTTCGTAAAGAGAAAGCCACTCGCGCATGAATGTGTCCATATCGGGCTTTGACTTGTAGGCTACACTATTGTTTGCTAATGCACGTTGCCCTTCATTCTCCCACCACTGTCCAGACTTAGCGTGTCGCATCTGTGTATCTCCTAAATTAGATAGAGATATTAGTGCTGACCTACGCACACCACCCACTACAACAACTTCACCAATCTTACACATAATATCATGGCATTCTAGTGGGTACAACCTGCGATTCTTAGCCTGCGTAAACTTGTCAATTAAAAATTGGAACAGTTCTTCCAAAGGCGCAGGACCACTAGCACGACCGCCAAATGTTTTGAGTCTAGCACCTGCAGGTCTCACTTCTGAGACATCCCATTGTGGTATCTGTCCTGCATACAACATAGCTATCATTTCTCGCAATGCTCTCGCCCAACCCGGTCTGCTATCAGCCACCTTTATAATGGTATCACTATTCTCAAAATGTTCATTTACAACAGGCAGTTTGTCTACATTCTCTCTTTCTACAGAGAATCCCACACCTGTGCCACACATTAGCACATACATAGTTTCATCAAACGCTCGTGGACTATCGACAGGTATGTATGAACAGTTGTATCCTGCTACGTGACATCTGTCTAATGCTGAACCTGCTGTCATCAAAGCTCTCATGCTAGGCATAACACTTAACCCCATCATAGCGTCTTCTAAGTCATGCTTTGTAGCCTGCGGTATAGTATGGTTGTGTTTCTTTTTAAGATGGTTAGACATGTAGCCTATATATCTGTCTACAGTCTCACTCCATGTCTCGCGTCTTTGTTCGTCTTCTTTCCATCTCGCGTAGCGTGATAGCGCAATAAAGTTTTGATAGTCGGTTGGTAGTAAATTATTCATGTCAATCTCTCAATGTTTTTATGTTTTTAATATCAGCACCCTGAACATCATAAAAATATTCTCGGATGCCATCCTCAATTTCCTCTGATACTTTACCATCGGCAGGAATGGGGTACTCCTCTGGGTCTATATCTATCGCTATGAGCATTTTAACTAGCATTTAACTCTCCAATATGTAGTTTAAATAGACTCGTGCTTTTTTAAGGTCTTCATCTTTACCTTTGTCTTTCTCTCTAAATGTATATTTTATATTGTTGCCTTTGCAGTATCCTCTAAACTCGACATCATCTAGTGCTGCTCGTATCATATCTATACACTCTACACCACCTTTGAGGTAGTGAGGTGGACTATTTACCATATCAATCGTTTTCTTCATTGCGCTTCACCCCATTCATAAAATTTAAATGTATTATATTACTATCTTTTTCTTTGTCAATAAATAAATCCTGTTGACCATCATTTGAACGATTAAGATAGTCATGCAACAAGTTTCTAAAAGTTTCTACTTCTTCTATTATAGGCACAGAAGCACACATCATTCTGCAGAACTGCATAAGCTCACTCCACTCGTCTTCTGGAAGATTATTGTCCTCTGATGTAACGACTACAATATCTGCACTGCCTGACCACGCTCCATTTTTACTGCTCTTATTAGGACGAACTCTTATCACAAAATCATTCTTATCTAATTTATCTACTATGTCCATATGCTTTCCTTTTATATCCATTAAACTTTATAAAACTTGGGTACTTGTCTTTGCCTTTTTCTTTTATCCATGCTTCAGGAATAATTCTGTCATAGTAAACAAAATCATATCTTTCACACCATTCACCATATGTAGACTTTGCGCCTTTCCTAAGTTTGCGTCTGCTGTTTTCAAACACAAAACGTATATCTAATTTAGGATGTTGTTTCTTTATGGCAAGATGTTTTCTTCTATCTGATGCTGTGAACTGTCCTTTAGTTTCTATTATTACACCATTGAACAGCACGAAATCGGGTGTGTATGTGCGGTAGGCTAAATCTTCCCACTCTATTTTGAAAGGCTCGTACTTAAACTTAACACGTTGCTCTTTCAACAAGTCAGAGATTTTTATTTCCAGACCACTACGATACCCATACTTTCGTGCTGTCGCAAACTGAGAGAATCTATTTACCAATTAAAGAAAGAATCCTCTGTTATAAGATAGAGAAGAAACACCAAGAGCCTTATACTCTTCAGCTAAAGCTCTGTCTGCTTCTCTTTTAGCTTCCATAGCCATTTTCAAGGATGCATACTTTTTCTCTTTATATTCTTTACGCAAAGAACTTAAACGCTCTTGAGTTTCTTTTATCTCTGTTTCAAGAGCTTCCATTTCCATATCACTCATTTAAATACTCCTCACTTAATTGAACATATGCAACCATTCTAGGTTGCTTGGCTTGTGACTTGACCGCAGGTTTTTCCACAAGGTTAGACCAACAATCAAATCGGTACGAACAGAACTTGCAGTTCGTGTTCAGTATCTTATTACCTGTAGGCTTACCTCTGAATGTTTCGTCTTCGGCTTCAAAGCAACGCTTAAACTTATTAGCCTTTACCACATCCACAGTATTAGATATCTTCTTTACTTCTTTATTCATATCTAAACCGCTTGCAGGCACATACTTAAAGTGTCCATTGGCTTTGTTAACAACCCACCAACCACCTGCTTTTTTACCAGATGCTTTGGCATATCCTGCTAACTGCCCAATGTAGCCGAATCCATCTGACTCTGCAAGAGCATCATAGGATTCAAACTTATTTTTGTAAGACCAATCTGAAGCAGACTTAATATCATCTACCGCATCATTGACAACGATATCATACGTGCCAGATATTTTAGACTTTCCAACATCCAAAGAAACTTCTTTAGAGTTTTCATAATTAATACCTGCTTCAGTCATTAGACCTTTGAATACTGCTTCCACTATATCACCAATCATCATATTCATAATGAATGTTGTAGGAAATGGTAGAGCTTTCTCAGGCTTATTCTTGTCATACCATAGCTGACAAGTTGGTCTCCCCACATTCGACATACGTAAACGAAAATCTTTACGCTTTCTCTCCCCACCGAACTGACGTTGCATGGCTTCTGCCACATCGGTAGCCACCTGTTGAATGGTTGTACTAGACATAGCTGTCTTTCCATTAACAGCATTCTCAAGGTATTGATGCAACGCTAGTTCAGCAGGATGGTTCATTAGCAACCCACGCTGATGTCTTCAACTTCAATGTCAACCATGCTGTCCACTACATCAACATCATCATCTTCCATTTTAGAGTTAGCCTTCTCTTGCCATAGATTCAGAATGTATTGATTGTAGTTATCCAACCACGCTAGGAAGTCAGCAAACATGTTCTGGTCAGCATCAGTTACTTCGATAGACTTTGATACATCAAGAGACACGACAGGAATAAAAAAGCTATTACCATTAGGTAACTTCTTTTCATCAGTCGTAGCTGTAATCATGTGATGTATTGGTAGTCTCTGTAGCTTTGCCAGATTAGCGAAAGGCTCGCCCACAATTTTGAAGGCATCTCTGTTATCTATCTCCCATATAAAAGGCATGGGGTCAACAGTCACTTCCGCACCAGTTGACGTTACTGGGTTTACTAATTCGACTGTACCAAAAAGAACTCGCACTCTTTTAATCTGCTTGATTAATTCCTGCATCTTTTCTGGTAATGCTTTAAAGTCCTGTATATAACCTGCAGGCTTACCACAGTTAAAACCGCCATCGTTGTCTTTCAAATCCACATTTAGATTGTCAGACATAACAGTTTTAACATACCTGTTAGGTGCATTAGCACCACCCATTACAAATCGCTTGTACATAAACCTTTGCATGTGTGGTCTAAGCTTAACAGAGTTAGCAAAGTATGTATCACCATCTGGAATCTCCAGTTTGTATGTACCACCGCTAACAGTCTCTACGTTAACACTCTTTCCTTTAACTTCTGCTGTACCCATGATTGGTGAATGGTTAATGCGTAGTCTAGCTAGAGAACTGCTTTTAGCTTTAGCAGGTGCTTCATTAGCTATGCCCATAGCCTTTGCCATTGCGCCATAGTTATTCGGGTCTATTGTCGTTAGTTCTGTCATATATGTTTCTCCTTTAACAAATGAGACATAGTTATATCATATAACATCTTTAGTGTCAAGCCAATTATGTCCTATTTTTGCTTCCAATAATAATGGTACGTTGAAGGTTACTCCCCAACGATTTGATATCAAAGAGGATAGTTCTCTATTAGTTCTATTTATGACATCAATCACCCCATCTTTTTCATGTGGATGCACATCAATAACAATACTATCGTGTACTGTATTGACTATACAAGACCGCATTGGCTCTAAAAGATTATCAATGTGTAGCAGTGCCAGTGGCACAATGTCTGCTGTAGCAAACGACTGCACAGGATAATTCTTTATCTGTGTGAAGTGGCTTATTCTGCCACTCCTATTACGTTGCACGTCTGGAAAAGAAAACTCTCTACCAGATGGTGTAGTAATCTTTTGTTTATCCAAGGCTTCTCTGGCTAGAGTTTTATGCCAATCGGATATGCCTTTATACTTCTGCGTAAAATGTTCGTAGTAAGATGCTTCCGCTTTAGTCCTACCGAAACCACTCGCACCATACAGCGGTGCAAAGGTATGTGCTTTTGCTTCTTGTCTGCTCGTAGGCTGACCTGCATCTGATATAACTTTCGCTGTATACGCATGCACATCAAAGCCTGTCTTGACTTCTTCAATAGCAACTTTGTCCTGTGACAAATATGCAGCAGCTCTGAACTCTAGTTGTGCAAAGTCTGCTTCAAGAATATATCCTTTCATACCAAACTCTTGGTTATTCCAACGTGAGATAAATACTTTCTTAACAGGAAACGTACCACCTCTGGGCATGTTCTGCATGTTTGGGTCTGCACCAGATAGTCTACCTGTAGATGTGCGATGCTGTAACAATCTAACGTGTAGCCTGCTATCTGCCTTTACATGTGTAGCTATACCATCTATGAAAGAAGATAGATAAGTCTCTACTGCAGACAACCTACGCACGTTGCGTAAGAAACGCTCTGCATCTTCCATGCCTTTGTTCTTTGCTGTACTCTCAAGCATTTGTAAATTCATCTTGTTTGTAGTGAATCCATTGGCTGATGCCCACTTTGGTGATGGTGGCACAAAACAAAATCCTGCACGTTTTTCTGTAGGTATGTATAAATAGCCTTTGCCATCACAATCAACACAGCGTGTTTCTTTAGCAAAAGGTGTACCATCTTTCTTTGTCTTACGAATCCTACCATAGCCAGTACATGTAGCACATTGCTTTGATTCGGTTCGATATAATTTTTTTGTATTCTGTGCTATTGCTTGCTTAAAATCTGAGCCTGTCATGTATGGGTCAATAGCTGTAACCCAATCCGTTTTGTCTTTAACTTTCCTGCCATAGATAACCCACGATAACTGCTCTGGACTATTTAAGTTTACAGGTGTGTCACCCATAACTTCTCTGACTTGCATTTCTAAACCCTCTATGAGAAAGTGTCGCTCTGTTTCGTATTGGTCACGCACATCATCTAAAGCGGTAGAGTCAACCTTAAATCCTCTGCAATATATCTTAGCCAATCTTACTGCCAGTTGATTGGTAAGTAGAACTGTGTCCATCAGAGATGCGTCACTGCTATTTAATCTAAACATTAGTTTGTTGGCTACCTGTTGTGTAGCGTGTAAGTCAGCAGACAGGTAAGACACCAACTCATCGTGCGGTATCTCACGTGTGGTAACACCTTTCTTAAAATAATACTTTAGAGTATCTTGCTTCTTTGTATCAACTTCATATCTCTCGGCACATGCTTCAAGAGACAGTGGCTGTTTGATACCACGCTGTAGTACATACTCAGCAAGCATAGTGTCAAACACCGCACCATCATACTTGAAACCAGACTCCCATAACCACATTAAATCATACGCAGAGTTGTGACATATTACAGCACCTGCCTTGTCTAGTAGGTCTTGTACAATCTTATGCCCATTCTCTGTGGGTTCTTTGTCCGCGTGGTCAAAAGTAATCTGATACTCTTCGCCAGTATCTGTAAGAATACCCACCATTACCAATGTGTTAGTAGCTTCAAATGGGTCAAGGTGTAACTTGCCATCTCTGTTAGTAACTGTGTTCTCTACATCTATAACTAATTTCACGATACATACCTCGCAGTCTTGTATTCAAGCTCGCAGTGTACCACACCATGCCATCCTGTCAACTTATTTTTTACAACATTGAGGTGTCGCTGTGAATCTTCTTCTTCCTGCCCATCCACAGGTGGA